CGATCAAAAAATGCAAATGAAACGAGAAACTATTGCTGATCGTGGTATTTGGACTGCCAAAAAGAGATATATTCTAAATGCCTGGGATGTTGAGGGTGTTCGTTATGAAGAACCTAAACTTAAGATAATGGGTATTGAGGCAGTCAAGTCATCAACTCCTGCTCCTTGTCGTAAGATGATTAAGAGTGCTCTCAAATTGATGATGAATGGAACTGAAAATGAGGTAATTGAGTTTATTGAAAATGCTCGCCAGGAGTTTAAAAGTCTTTCTCCAGAAGAACTTTCATTTCCAAGGTCAGTATCTGATGTTGAAAAATACTATTCATCAAATTCAATCTACTCAAAAGGAACTCCAATTCACGTTCGTGGGGCACTACTTTATAATCACTATATAAAACAAAATAAACTTTCAAATAAGTATTCTATTATAAAAAATGGAGAAAAGATTAAATTTATCTACCTCAAAAAACCAAATATAATTAACGAAAATGTAATCTCATTTATCTCAGAGTTTCCAAAAGAACTTAAACTTGACAAATACATTGACTATGAATTACAATTTGAAAAAGCATTTTTAGATCCTTTGAAATCAATTCTTGATGTGATTGGATGGAAAACTGAATACACTTCCAACTTGGAGTCATTTTTTACCTAATGGATTTACCTATTACAGACGAAGAACTGAACACGATTATTAAGGCAATGAGTCTTGGAGGTGATGCATCATTATACCATAGACTGAAATTAATAAAAGAACTTAAAGATCAAGGACTACCTTACAAAAAAATTCTAAGAGAAAAATACGGAGTGGTTGCATGATGAAAAATTTAATAAAGGTTAAGTATTATTTTAAAGAGCACCCAAAAACGGCTCTTTCTATATACTTGAAAACACAAGAACAAGTAGAAGCATTTAAGACAAAACACCCCGACTATGTTTATGTTACGGAGAAAAACTAAATTATGGATTTTCTGAAAGAAATTGTAAAAGAAATTGGTGGAGAATACACACAACTGGCATCCGAAATTGACGAAACTGAAACGTATGTGGATACTGGCAGCTACATTTTTAACGCTCTTGTATCTGGTAGCATCTTTGGTGGTGTTTCTGGGAACAAGATTACTGCAATTGCAGGGGAAACTTCTACTGGAAAAACTTTCTTCAGTCTTGCCGTCGTTAAGAATTTCCTTGATAATAATCCTACTGGATACTGTTTGTATTTTGATACTGAAGCAGCAATCACAAAATCCCTTTTGGAAGGTAGGGGAATTGACACAACTCGCCTGGTGGTTGTCAATGTAGTCACGATTGAAGATTTCCGTAATAAGACTCTGAAAGCAGTTGATTTATATCTAAAAAAACCAAAGAGTGAAAGGAGTCCTTGTATATTCGTATTAGATTCTTTGGGTATGCTTTCTACTAATAAAGAAATCACAGATACACTTGCCGAGAAAGATACTCGTGATATGTCTAGGGCACAACTGATTAAGGGTTCTTTTAGAATGTTGACTCTTAAGTTGGGTCAGGCAAATATTCCTATGATAGTCACCAATCACACATATGAAAGTATGAGTCTTTATGGTGGAAAGCAAATGTCAGGTGGGTCTGGATTGCAATATGCATCATCTACAATCGTATACTTATCTAAATCAAAAGAAAAAGACGGAACAGAAGTTATAGGAAATATTATTCGTGCAAAAACACAAAAATCAAGATTAAGTAAAGAAAATAAGCAAGTTGAAATTCGGTTATTTTATGACGAACGTGGACTTGATAAGTATTATGGATTACTTGAGCTTGGTGAGATTGGTGGAATGTGGAAAAATGTGGCAGGAAGATATGAAATGGATGGTAAAAAAATCTATGGTAAGGATATACTAAAAGACGTAGATAAGTATTTTACTCCAGAAGTAATGAAGTCTCTTGATGAAGTAGCACAAAAAGAATTTAGTTATGGGTAAATGTATTAAGGTAATAGATACTAAAATTAATGTTACCAAAGTAATTGAGCAACTTAAAAAAAATCCACAAGACTGGGATCATCAAAAAAATATTGAAAACATTCAGTCTCTTATTGATCGTGGATTTGCTGATTTGCCAGTAAGTGCATTACAACTTATAATGGGAGGAGTCAAAAACAAAGAAGATTTTGTTGGAGACTCTGAGATTAATATTAAGACTCCTGCATATGAACATCATAGTGAAATACGAAAGATTGTTCGTAAAAACTTTGGAAGTAAAGAACTTCAACGTTGTGGATTTCTTTCTCTCCCAATTGATGAAATTGTAGGTGCCCATATTGATATTGGAACCTATTATCTAACAAGAGATAGATATCATCTTGGTATTTCTGGAAGATATCAATACTTTGTTGGAAATGAAACTATAATTGTAGAACCAGGAACTCTTTTGTGGTTTGATAATAAGTTACCTCACGGAACAGTTAATATTGCTGATGAAGTAAGAATTACATTTGTATTTGATATATTACACTCTTTAAGTAACCCACAGCACAAAATAGACGATGGATAAAGTTGAATTTCTAATTTTGAGAAACTTTTTATATAATGAGAAATATACAAGAAAAGTTATTCCATTTGTTAAATCTGATTATTTTGAAGACTCTAATCAAAAAATAGTTTTTGAAGAAATATTCAATTTTGTTACACAATATAATCAACTTTCAACAAAAGAAGTTCTTTGTATTGAAGTGGAAAAACGTAAAGACATTAATGAGGATTCTTTTAAACAAATCATACATCTTATTGAGTGCCTTGATGATGTTCCTACAGAGTTTGATTGGTTAGTTGATACAACTGAAAAATGGTGTAGAGATAGAGCAATCTACCTTGCATTGATGGAATCAATACACATTGCAGATGATAAAGAAGGAAAGAAAAATAGAGATAGCATACCTACAATTTTATCAGATGCTCTCGCAGTATCTTTTGATACTCACGTTGGGCACGATTATCTGTTAGACTTTGAGAAACGTTATGAGTCTTATCATAGAAAGGAGGAAAAAATTGAATTTGACCTTGATTACTTCAATAAAATTACCAAAGGTGGTTTGCCTAATAAGACTCTCAATATCGCTCTTGCTGGTACAGGTGTCGGAAAAAGTCTCTTTATGTGCCATGTTGCTGCTTCCGTCTTATTGCAAGGCCGCAACGTTCTCTACATCACTCTTGAAATGGCAGAGGAACGTATTGCTGAAAGAATTGATGCAAACCTTCTAAACATTCCTATTCAACAACTGACTGAACTGCCAAAATCAATGTTTGAATCAAAAGTTAATAGTATTGCTAAAAAGACACAGGGAACACTTATAATTAAAGAATATCCAACAGCATCAGCACACTCAAATCATTTTAAATCATTGTTAAATGAACTTGCACTTAAGAAATCATTTAAACCCGATATTATTTTTATTGACTATCTTAATATCTGTGCTTCCTCACGATTTAAGGGTGGAAGTAATATCAACTCATACACACTGGTTAAATCAATTGCTGAAGAATTACGAGGCCTCGCAGTTGAGGCAAATGTTCCAATTGTTTCCGCTACTCAGACTACTCGTAGTGGTTATGGGAGTTCTGATGTTGAACTTACTGATACTTCTGAATCCTTTGGTCTTCCTGCTACTGCTGACCTTATGTTCGCCCTTATTAGCACAGAAGAACTTGAAGGTCTCGGGCAAATTCTGGTCAAACAACTTAAAAACCGATATAATGATTTAACAATATATAAAAGATTTGTTGTTGGTATTGATAGAAGTAAGATGAGACTTTATGATGTAGAGCAAGATGCTCAAAATGATATACTTGACTCTGGTAAAGAAAAGGAGTATGATAATGAAGAAAAGAAACCTAAAAAATCATTTGAGGGATTTAAGTTTTGATTTATTATTCAGTATTTGATAGAGACGGTAAAAAAATCGTTGATTGTAATAATATTAAAGATGCGATAATGCTTGTTGAATTTGATAACACCAGAACATATCGTCAAATGAAACATATAAATCCACAGACTGTTAATGTTCCTTACATTAAGTTACCAGATGATTTAAGACTTTCTGAACAAAAAATTCTAACCCAATGTGAACTAGAACCTTTTATTGTATGACTATTTCAATTAAAAAAGAAAACCTCTCTGATGGAAGCACTGAGTATACTATGACTGAAAATAATATTATAGATACGAAAAAATATATTGAGTTTGTTCGTGAAACTACAAGCCCTGCGAGTAGTGATTTCGCAGCACTTGTTTCTCGTCTTACAGAACTTGAAATAACTCACGATGCTGATGTTTCACGTCTTATGACTGCTGCATTTGGTGTAAGTGCCGAGGCAGGAGAACTTGCTGAAATCATTAAAAAAATATTCTTGCAAGGAAAACCATATAATGAAGAAAATATTATTCATATGAAAAAAGAGGCAGGAGATATTCTCTGGTATATGTCTCAACTTTGTATTGCTCTTGATACTACCTTTGAGGAACTAATGGAAATCAACTACCAAAAACTATCGGCAAGGTATCCAGAAGGAACTTTCTCTGTTTATAAATCCGAAAATCGTGTAGAAGGGGATTTATAAAGATGAAATTAAAAGAGAACTGAGAGATGAAAGGTAAGTTATAAATATTTTAAATAGTGTTTGGATATTATGGCAGAATTGTCCAAAGCAGATTTAGATAAAAGGGGTAATGATGAAATTATTATTAATAAATTTTTTAATCAAAAAAATTTAATTGATATTTTTCTTCACAAAGATGGCCAATTTAAACCTAATGCAATTGTATTTGTTGAAGACGGTGATCAAATAGATTCATTTGAAATTAACGAAAATAATAGATTTGATGAAGCACTTGCTAGAGTTAAAAGATACTCAGATCGTAAAAAAAATACTGATAAAATTTTATTTACTGGAAAATTTTTAAATACTAATCAAATTAAAACAATCTCACTTACAGAACTAATAAAAACTGAAGAATTTGGTGGTCAAACTGGTGGTAAAAAAATTAATCTTGGAATTGATTTTGAAAATAAATTTTATGAAAGTCTTATGTGCGAATTATCTTGTTCGAATAAAAATACTGAGTATTCAAGTGAAGTTAAGAAATTAATTAAAGAAATAGGAAATGAAAAAAAAATCGCACTTTCTAATGTTGAAGCAGTTGGTGGAAAAAATCAACCTAGACCATTATCTGGAGGTACAGGAGGAATATATGTAACTGCTGGAGGATCTAAAACAAAAAATATTGGAAGTACTGTTACTGATATTACAACTTATTGGGGATCTAAAAAAGAACCAATTTACTTATCTTTAAAATATGGAAGCACTTTAACATTTATAAATTCTGGAGTGGGAAAAATATTTACTCCTGATGACTATAAAAAATCTTTTGATGGATATACAAATCCAATAGGAAAAAAAATATTTGAAATTTTTGCAATTGATCCAATTTTATTTGCAAAAACATTTAATCAATATCCTCATAAAATTTCACTCCCTACCGTAGATGTAACAAATAAATGTGATAAAGGATCAATTCAGGATCTGTTAGAATATGCAATAGGGTACGGATATTGGATGGTTCATGGTGGAACAAGTGGTGGAGTAAAAATTTATGAAATAGACAACACTTATATGAAATCAGCATCTTCTATTACTGGATCTATTAAAATAATGTATGGTGGATCTCAAGGTAAAGGTAAAAGAATAGATATACATATGGAAAGTTCAAAATATAAATTTATGTGGAACTTAAGAAATAAACAATCTGGAGTATATCCTTCACATATAATGTGTGATTATAAGAAGAAATAAATAAAGGTATACCAAAACACAATATGAAAAAATTTTTCCAATTTCTATCTGAGGCATCAGAATCTCAAGCAGCAATGCAAGCAAAGAAACTTGGATATACTGGAGATGGTCATGGTGGATGGGTTGACCGCACTGGAAAAGTAGTAGCAAGAACTGAAAACGGAAAACTTAAAATTATTGGTAAAAAAACTCCAAAGGGTGCTGAAGAACCAGCAGATGAAAAGAAACCAGCAGCAGCACCTCAAGCACAAGATACTTCAAAGGTACAAGCACAACCTGCTCCACAACCCTCAGGAGCACCACAGCAGGAACCAGAGGAGCAACCAGATGAGGAAGGACCTACATTAACAATTGCCTTTGGTCGTTTTAATCCACCAACAATCGGCCACGAAAAACTTTTAAGTGCCGCAAAAAGAGCATCAGTAGGTGGAGACCTTAAGATTTATCCATCAAGAACACAAGACCCCAAGAAAAATCCACTTGACCCTGATATGAAAATATCTTTTATGAAGAAGATGTTTCCAAATTATGAGGATAACATTATCAGTGATTCCAATATGAAATCTATTTTTGATGTTCTTACAAATGCGAACGGAGATGGATATAAAAATGTAAATATTATTGTTGGTTCTGACCGTCAAGCAGAATTTGAAAATCTTGCTAATAAGTATAATGGAAATCTCTATAACTTTGATATGATTGATGTGATTTCAGCAGGAGTTAGAGATGCTGATGCTGATGGTGTAGAAGGAATGTCCGCGTCTAAAATGAGAAAGGCAGTTATAGACGATGATTTTAAGTCATTTCGTAGAGGAACTCCAAAGAAACTTAATGATACTGATGCCCAGGCACTTTTTAATGCTGTTCGTCAAGGAATGGGAGTAAAGAAAAAGAAAAAAGAAGTTGTTGAGTTATGGCAGATTGCTCCAAAGTATGACCAACAAACTCTTCGTGAAAACTATGTAAAGGGTAATATTTTTAGAATTG